ATTAATCTAGGAGATTATTTATGACTACCAAGACAGTTAAAAATACAAAATCAACGCCTGAAAACGACCAAGACCTACTATGTCTGACGCATCTTTTCACCGCTTACTATAATAAATCAGGAAATACTGAAGTTTCACTACAGAATTGCATACATACCCTTGGAATTCTAAAACAAGCGTGTAAATCCTAATGGCCCCCTAATGTAGAAACGATTATGAAAGTATTAAATAAAGACTATAGTATTTCAAGACCCCTTGTGGATTACCTCAAGGGTCTTTTTCCCAGTAACCTCCCTAATAACAGGGACATAAACCTAAACGATGTCTCATTTCTCCAAGGTCAGCAGTCCGTGATTGCTAAATTAGAGGAATTGTATGACCAAGAATTTGAGGAATAACTAATATGTGTATGAAACAAAAAACTCCAAAGCCGCAGTTAATTGCTAAACAAGCTGCCCCTGCTAAATCAGGACAAGCTGAACTAGACGTTAACATGACTGATGCCGAAACTGATGGAGAAATCAGAAAAAAGAAGCGAACAGGTAAAAAAGGTCTAACCGTAGCCCGTACCACAGGTACACAGTACAAAGGCGGTGGCGGTACTGGACTAAACATTCCAACAAGATCAGCATAAAAGGTGACGTATGACAGAGGCAACTTCGGTAGCTAATCGCTATCAACAACTAGAAAGCAGTCGGAGTTCCTTTCTTTCCCGTGGACGAGAAGCGGCTAAGTTAACCATCCCGACACTACTCCCGCCTGACGGCCACAACGGTAGCACTGAGTATTACACTCCCTACCAAGGAGTAGGCGCACGAGGTGTTAACAATTTAGCATCTAAGCTATTGCTGTCACTCCTCCCACCTAACACGCCTTTCTTCCGTTTGATGATTGATGACTTTGATCTGGAAAAGATTAATGCCGCTGAAAATCGAGGTATGGTAGAAGAAGCGTTATCCCGTATTGAACGGGCTACGATGGGAGAGATTGAAGCAGGGGCTGTTAGAGTTCCCGTGTTTGAAGCCTTAAAAAGTTTAATCGTTACAGGTAATGCACTGGTATATATGCCGAAGAAAGATGGCATGAAAGTATATCGGATGGATCGGTATGTTGTTACTCGTGACACTATGGGTAACGTATTAGAAATTATCATTAAAGAAAGCGTAAGCCCTTTAATGCTATCCACACAAATGAAAGAAGAATTGGCTGACAAGATCGAAGATAGTGCGAAAAGCATCGACTTGTACACCAAGGTTTGTCGCAAGGATAAGAAGTGGGAAATTTATCAAGAAGTGGCCGGTATGATCGTGCCAGAAAGCGAAGGGACTTTTCCCTTAGATAAATGCCCCTTCATTCCTTTGCGTTTCATTCGTGTCGATGGTGAAGATTACGGACGAGGTTTCGTTGAAGAATACTTCGGTGATCTTAAAAGTTTAGAAGCATTAACCAAAGCAATCGTAGAAGGTTCTGCGGCATCAGCTAAAGTCCTGTTCATGGTACGCCCGAACAGTACTACTAAGTCGAGAGTGTTAGCTGAGAGTCCTAACGGAGCGATTGTGTCAGGTGATGCGAATGATGTATCTACACTCCAAGTTCAAAAAGGCGGTGACTTTAGAGTCGCTATGGAGACAGCTTCAGTTATCACTGAACGTCTATCGTATGCCTTCTTGCTCAACTCAGCCGCTACACGTAATGCGGAGCGAGTAACAGCAGAAGAAGTACGTTACATGGCTCAAGAATTAGAGTCAGCACTGGGTGGTGTCTATGCGATGCTATCTCAGGAGTTCCAACTCCCTCTCATTACCCTGCTCTTGCACCGTATGGAAGGAAGTGGTAAAATGCCCAAGATGCCAAAGGGGATGGTGAAGCCCACTATCGTTACTGGTATCGAAGCACTTGGTAGAGGACAAGACCTAAATAAACTGGCGATGTTCTTACAACACATTCAACCACTAGGGCCAGAAGTTATCGGCTCACAACTTAACGTAAACGACTACATTGCACGACTAGGCGCATCCCTTGGCATTGACATGGGAGGTCTGATAAAATCTCAGGAGCAGTTACAGCAAGAAGCTGAAGCCGCAAAAGCACAGCAACAAGAGATGATGGCACAGCAGCAAGTTGGTGATATGGCTACTAAAGCCGCACCACAGATGCTGGAAGGTGCTATAGATAATCCAGAGATGGTTGCTGCAATGGCAGAACAAATGCAAGAATAACTAGCTGTAGGAGGCTATATGAGTACAGAAGCAACAAACGCTTATGAAGAACAAACTGAAAGTCAAGACCACATCGACAAGATGTTGGCAAAAGCAGATGGCCTAGAGAACGCTGGGCAAGAGCGACCTGAATGGTTGCCAGAGAAGTTTAACAGTGCCGAAGAGATGGCACTATCGTACCGTGAATTAGAACGGAAACTTTCTTCTGGTGACACACCTAATAATCCCGACAAGGATGAGGCCCAAGAGGGGGTTGAAGAACCCGCCCCCGTAAGTGAAGAAGCTAATGATGTAGCTAATTACTTAGATGGTAAGGGTGTGGACTTTGATACGTTACAAGACACGTATGCAGAGACAGGTAGTATTACTGAAGAAGATTACGCAAGCCTTGAGCAAGCAGGACTCCCCAAGAGTGTTGTTGATGCTTGGATTGTGGGACAAGAAGCAGTGGCAGAGCAGAGTGTAAACTCAATCATGGACACTGTGGGAGGCAGAGATGCGTATAATGATATGACATCTTGGGCTTCAGATAACCTATCAGAGATGGAGATCGCTACGTTTAACAAGGCGATTGACTCTGGTGATAGAGACATACAGATCATGGCGATAGAAGGTATCCAAAACAAGTATCAGGCTGTAGAAGGGCGACAACCTAACCTTATACAAGGTCAGGCCGCACCTCAAACAGGCGGTGGTTTTGCATCAGTGGCTGAACTCACTGCGGCAATGTCCGACCCTCGATACAGTAAAGATACTGCATACCGCCAAGACGTTGCGGCTCGTTTATCGAAAAGCAACATCTTATAGTCTCCTAACCCTATGCCCCCCTCGTGGGGGCTTTTTTATAACTATCGAAAAGTACGACTACTAACTAATTACCTTTTACCCTCTACGGAGGACAATTTGAGAGAACGGGAACGTGGTTAACGCTGATTAGAGAGTAACAACTTTAATTAACTTAACTATATAACCAAAGGTAAAATACAATGGCATTTCCATTAGATCAAACTGTCTCACGTTTGGGACAACAAAACGCAACAGGTGACGCACGAGCGTTATTCCTGAAGCTATACGCTGGTGAAGTACTGACCGCTTTTGAAGAGAAAAATATCTTCATGGGTCTGCACCGCACCCGTACAATCAGCAACGGTAAGAGCGCACAGTTCCCCCTCACAGGTTCTGCAACTGCCGCCTACCACACTGCTGGTCAACTCATTGAAGGCGCAGCTATCAAGGCTGGAGAGCGCACTGTAACTGTAGACGATCTACTGTTGTCTGCACAGTTCATCTCCAATGTTGATGAAGCAATGAACCACTACGATGTTCGTTCTATCTACTCCAAGGAAGCTGGTAACGCACTGGCTAACACTTGCGACAAGAACGTAGCACGAGTAATTGCTAAAGCTGCTGGTATCAACAACGCTTCCGAAGCTGCTACAGCTTTCGGTGCATCTTTCGATGATGAAGTCTACACTGACAATGTAACCATTGGCGCTGCCTCTGGCGATGCTGTTGTAGGCGGTAAGATTGCAACTGCTATCTACGCTGCTCTTGAAGAGTTCGATAAGAAAGATGTAACTCGTGAGAAGGTATGTGTACTTCCACCTCAACAGTACTACGCTCTCTTTGGTGCAGATTCAAGTGTTAACAATCTTGCATACATGAACAAAGACGTTGGCGGTTCTGGTAGCCTTTCTACAGGCGCTGCCCCAATGATCGGTGGTGTTAAGATTCTGATGTCTAACCACATCCCTACCACTGACGAGTCAGCTACTGCTAACCCACCTTCAGGCACTACCAACACTGGTGCTTACAACGCTGACTACTCAGCACTCCGTGGTCTAATCTTCACTCAAGATGCTGCTGCAACTGTTAAGTTGCTTGATCTTGGTGTTGAGTCTGAATATCAGATTGACCGTCAAGGTACTCTGATGGTTTCTAAGTACGCAATGGGACACAATGTACTACGTCCTGCTTGTGCTATTCAGTTACTGTCTGCATAACCACTCTAGGGGGGAACTTCGGTTCCCTCCTTTTTTTCATTTGGAGATAACATGACCCCATTAACCCAACTAGAAGCTGTTAACATTATGTTATCAGCGATAGGCGAAACGCCTGTTAACTCGCTTACATCAGGCTTAGTTGAAGCTGAACTAGCGGAAACCATCCTTGGACAAGTAAGCAGAACAGTGCAGACAGCGGGGTGGAGTTTTAATAAAGACACAGGAGTAATCCTGTCGGCAGATACAAACGGTGAAATAAACTTACCCACTAATGCTTTAAGTGCTGATAGTGTTTATGAAAGTAACGGTAACAACCTCGTACAGCGAGGCACAAAGATGTGGGATCGGAAGAACCTGACGTTTGTTATAAACAAAGCAGTCAAGGCTGATCTGGTTTACGAACTAGCCTTCACCGATATACCCCCAATGGCACGATCTTACATTACAGTAAGGGCTGCTAGAATATTCCAAGACCGGATTGTAGGTGCAGATACCCTACACGGTTTTCAAAAGATTGATGAAGATCAAGCACTCATAGCCCTGAACGATGCAGAGTCTGAGATGCAGGATCACAACTTATTTAACAACTACGATGTCTTTAGAGTTATAGACAGAGGTATTAACGGAGCGTAATCATGGCTATTGAACTACTAAGCAGTTCCATCCCAAACCTGATAAACGGGGTAAGCCAACAGCCGCCAGCCTTACGTCTCCCCTCTCAGGCTTCAGAGCAAACCAATGGATTGTCTAGTGTAGTTAATGGTCTATCAAAACGTCCTAACACGCACTTCATAAAACGTCTTGGTAATCACAACGAATTTAACAACTGCTTCATCCACACAATGCAAAGAGATAGTAACGAGTTCTATATTCTTGTGATCTCTACATCAGCTATACGTGTGTTCGATAAGGACGGAGATGAACGCTCTGTATCTGGTAGTGCTTCTTACTTAACAGGCATAACTGATCCCGCAACACAGCTATCAGCAACAACTGTAAGTGACTTTACGTTTATTGTTAACAAAAATAAATCAGCCGTAAAGAGTGCAACACAAACACCTACGAGAAACCCAGAGGCTCTGGCGTATATTAAGAAAGGTGAATACGGCTCTACTTATACAATTAAGATTACAAAAGGCGGTAGTGTTCACTCAAGTTCATATACCACAGGTAATTCATCTCACGATAGTACTTCTGCTATACGTACCGCAGAAAATTCAATAAGAACCTCTAATATTACATCTAACTTAGCCTCTTTCAACAGTGGTGGTAATCCATCTAATGTTACTATTACTAACTACGGTAACGTCCTACATTTTGAAGCTACCGATGGCGTAGACTTTGAGATAGAAACTACTGATAGCATGGGCGATACCGCCTTACTTGGTTTCAAGGACACTGTAGCTGACTTTAAAACCCTCCCCCCTGAAGGCCCTACAGGGTTTAGGATTGCAGTGGTTGGTGACAACACTAAAGGCCAAGATGACTACTATGTCCAACTGCAACAGCCAACAAGCAACAGTAAGCAGGTGTGGAAAGAAACGGCAGCAGGTGGAATACAGAAAAGAATACTTGCCTCTACAATGCCCCACAAATTAGTCAGTAACTCTGGCGGTAGTTTTACGTTTTCGTCTATAACTTGGGACGAAAGGAAAGTAGGTGATGAAGATACTAACCCATTTCCTAGTTTTATAAATGAAAAGATTAATGACATATTCTTTTATAAGAATCGTCTTGGTGTATTGTCAGGTGAAAATGTCATAATGAGTGAGGACGGTTCGTTCTATAACTTCTTTGCTAAGACAGTTCTAACCACACTAGATAGTGGGCCTATTGATGTTTCCGTATCTAACAACCAAGTTTCTATACTTAAACACGCAATACCTTTTGATTCATCACTATTACTATTTTCTGATCTCAACCAGTTCAGATTACAAGGCGATGGTGTATTAACAAATGAAACTATATCTATCAACGTCAGTACATCCTTTGAAGCTGATTTAACAGCCAAACCTGTCAGTGCTGGTAAGAATGTTTACTTTGCTACAAAGCGTAACTTCTTTGGTGGATTACGTGAATACTTTGTAGACTCAGAAATTGAAACTAATGATGCGTCAGATATAACAGCACATGTTCCTAAATACATCAAAGGTTCTGTAACAGACCTAGCAGCCTCCTCTAATGAGGACATGTTGTTAGTCAAAGGCTCAGAGGAAGATAATACCGTATATGTGTATTCTTACTACTGGCAAGGCCGTGAGAAGTTACAAGCCGCTTGGTCTAAGTGGACTTTCACTGGCAAGGTACTAAACGTACTCTTTAATAAATCTGACATCTATGCCATTACAGATGATACACAAGGCGGTGCAGTGTTAGAGAAGATAGCACTTAACAAACTACCGACTGCAAGTAATGCAGTCACAAACGCAACACAACCGTTTGTACCGTTACTGGATCGTTCACATCAAATTGAAGCTAGTGATATGGTTAATGGCGCTTTTGTACCTCCGTACACTAACTCAGATTCAGTTATTGTAGGTAAGAATGGTGAATACTTTACGAGTGTAAGTCAGTACAATGCCAATGTACCTTCTTCTGGTACGTTCTATTACGGAGTGCCTTACTTGTTTGAGTACAAGTTCTCACCCATCGTTATGAAACTGGCCGAACAGCCTGTAACCGATGGTAGATTACAACTACGAAACATGACGGTTTCTTTTAACGATGTTGGAACATTCCAAACCATAGTCACACACAAAGCGCGTGACGCTAAGTTAACTACTTTCAACGCTAATACATTAGATAGCACAGGCTCAACACTAAATCAGATTTCCATCGGAAGCGGCTCTTACAGGTTTAGTGTGTTGGGTGAAGCCTCTGGTGTTGATGTCGTACTTAGGAACTACGCTTACACTCCCTGTACTTTCCAATCAGCAGAATGGGAAGGCATCTTTAATACCCGTAACCGGAGAATTTAATGGAACCATACTACCGCCCCACACAGCCAGAGGATATAACTGAACTCGCACCTCGTTTGAGAGAATGTGATGTTAACGAGGTAAAAGCATCCAATGGTGTTACCCCCTTACAAGCCCTCCAGTTCTGCGCTACAAGCGAAGAATGCAACTCTATCATACACGAGAACCGTATCATAGGGATGTTTGGATGTGCTGACATGGGTGATGGAGTAGGTAGTCCGTGGTTACTTGGCTCCGATGAAATACCAGACATTAAAGAACACTTCCTCCCTCAATCAAAAGAATGGGTTGAGAGGATGCAGGATCAATACAAGGTTCTCATTAACTACATTGACGCTCGTAACTCTTACGCTTTCAAGTGGCTCAAGTTCTTAGGATTTGAGTTTACGAAAGACGTACCTGATTACGGTTATGAGAAGAGAACATTTATAGAATTTATGAGGACAAGATAATGTGTATACCAGCACCAGTAGCTGCCGCTTTAGCGGTAGTACAAGGTATCGGTGAATATAAAGCAGCAAGTGCGGCAGCAAAGGCTCACAACAGGCAAGCCGAGGTTAATAATATTAATGCAGCCACTGCTAGAGATTTACAGATACGACAGTTAGGGCAAGAAACCCAAATAGAATTAGCCAACTTAGAACAAGAAAAGCTAGATGCTAAATTAGAAATGTTACGCACTACTGATAAAGCACTCGTTGCAGGGGCTGAAGCAGGAGTAAGCGGTAACAGTCTCAACACCATTAC